ATCTTCAAAAAAAAAGACTGAACGCTCTCTAACTCCAGGCGAAGAAAAGAAAAAAGAAAAATACGTCAAAGGCATGAAAAAAGCCAAAGGCGATTTTAAAGATCGTTATGGAGATGACGCAGAAGCAGTGATGTATGCAACTGCAACTAAGATGGCTAAGAAAGAATCTAAACAGCCAGTATTAGAAGACTACGTAAACAAACCAATCACAGAAGCAGAATTTGACGAAGCGGCCGGCAAAAAAGATGCTTGTTATCACAAAGTGAAAGCAAGATACAAAGTTTGGCCAAGTGCTTACGCCTCAGGTGCATTAGTACAATGCAGAAAGAAAGGCGCAAAGAATTGGGGGAACAGTAAGAAGAAGTAATATGCTTTTAAGGGAACTTACCGAAGGAACACGTTGTTGGAAGGGTTACGAAAAGAAGGGCATGAAAACCATGTTCGGAAAAAGAGTGCCTAACTGCGTTAAAAAGGAAGACGTAGACTTCTGTGTAAATTGTGGTAACTTGCTGTTTGCAGAAGATTTAAATGAAGACCTTAAAAAGTGGTTCAAACAAAAGTGGGTACGCTTTGGCCCAGATGGAAAAATTAGAGGCGACTGTGCAAGAGGCAGTAGCAGTGAAGGTAAGCCTAAGTGTTTGCCAAGAAGCAAAGCACATTCATTAGGTAAAAAAGGTCGTAAAAAGGCCGCAAGTCGTAAGCGTCGCGAAGATCCAAACAAAAACAGACGCGGTAAAGCCAAGAACGTAAAGACCAAATGAGGTATAGAGAAATACTTCCAGAGAAATGGTCAGCAAAATACAAGAAAAGCATCAACTGTTCTAACCCTAAAGGCTTCTCTCAAAAGGCCCATTGTGCAGGGCGTAAAAAGAAAAAATAATAAATACATATAGATTAACTTAACAAGGAGTCTTATGGCTTTTCTCGTCCATAACCTACCACCTATAGAAGTATATGTAAAGAAAGAATACCTATACGATTTACAAAAAGGTCATGGAGAACTCACTCCTGGTATATGGGTCAGCATAAGAAGTATAATGGGCAAGGCATTATACGTAGAAACACTCCTTACAGAATACGGTGCATTATACGATAAACTACCTTTAAGTGCATTTGTTTGGAAAGAGAATTACGACAAAGATAATCAACTACCTTTAGACACATTACAGATATGGGATTGTTTTGATTACGATATTACAGTAATTAAAAAGCCACTGCTATGTGATTGCGAATTCTTTGGCAAGGATAAGAAAATGCACAAGGGTGAATATTTGTTTACACTGGATACTTGCCATGCCGACAACAATAGATTGAATACAAACTTTTCAGAGCATGATCCAGAACATAAATCATTTAATTTTATAAAATTAGATAATGGACAGTTTGCGGCACAGCCAAACAACAGAACAATCTTTACAGATCAAAGTTTAGTCCTTGGTGAACGCAAAAGACCAGATTTCAAAGTTTGCACACAGAATTACACAGTAGAAAATAATCCAAAATGGTCCGTAGGTCATACCGACGAGTGGCAGTATAAGACAAAGGACGAAGAAGGTGAATCCAGTTAACAGGAAAGAAGCATATAGGCTTTTCTGGATTGTTAAAGGACATTTTAACGTAACTGAACAAACTGTCTTAGATTGTTACGATTCTTATTTTAAACGTGTATGGTATAACGAAGAAGCATATTTGCACGAAGACGGATTCGAAGAAGCCTACCAAAAAGTAGTTAATGCCAATAAACAAGTTGACAACTACTCCTGACGAATATATACTTAAAGCATTAATAAAATAGGAGACAATTATGTCGAGCAGAACTTATGGACCTGACGAAAAAGCCAAACTTGAAAGATTGGTGAACGAAGGTGCCAATGTGATGAGAGAAGTTGAAGATCTTCAAGAAGGTCTTAAAGAAACAGTCAAAGCAGTTGCACAAGAATTAGATCTTAAACCTGCATTGATTAATAAGGCAATCAAAATTGCACATAAAGGTGATTGGCACAAAGTTGCTGATGAGTTTGACGATCTTGAAACACTTGTTGTTACAGTTGGTAAGGACAAGTAGTGCAACGGATCAAAGATTTTTGGATCAATAGTTATAAATCTGATAAGATTGCATTTGCATTTGAACTTATTAGTTTCATTTTCACAGTTGGTGCGAGTATGACTCTTGCACTAACGGCCAGAGATCCCAATATGCTTTTAGTATATCCTGGGTTCTTTGTAGGAAGTATTACACAATTCTATGCTTGTATTAGAAGAGGTGCGGCATGGGTAACATTACTTACAGGCTATTTTGCTTGTATAAATGTATTTGGTTATGGAGTAGCCGCAGGCTGGTGGTAGATGATTTCAGTTGAAGAAAAGAAACGTATTGATGATTTTCTTGAAGTTCATTTGAAAGAACTTTCACAACCAAAAGATGGTGGTATGCCAAGATGTCCTTTTGCATACTCCAAACGTGTACCAATTGTACACACAGAAGAATATATGGACATCATGAAGCATATGATTAACTTTCCTTACGAAGAAGACATTCACGGAATGTTAATCGTACTGCATCATGTAACTGATCGTGAAGAAGGACAAGATTTAATTGGATTATGCAAAACTCCATACTTTACACAAAGAGATTTGCTATTCATTGAATACAATTACAATCACTACAAAAACGAATTAAACGATCCTACAATAAGATTCTTTATTATCCAAAAAATAAGTGAAACTACTAAGGCAAGTGAAAAACTTGTAAAACGTGGTTACTACGATCATTATAGAGATAATTTAGTATTTAGAAAAATACGAGAAGGAATGGGCAAAACACATTTCTTTAAGCAACCAGAATTGGAGGAATAGGTGATTTATATGGTTGACATCGATGGCACTATCTGTTATACTGAAGGTAGTAATTATGAAGATAGTCGTCCTATGCAAGAACGTATTAACCACTTCAATCAATTGTTTGATGAAGGTCACGAGATACACTACTGGACAGCCAGAGGGGCAAGATCAGGAACAGATTGGACAGGATTTACTAAGGCACAATTACAAAGTTGGGGAGTCAAATTTACAACAATTAAGTTGGGCAAACCACATTATGATATATGGATAGACGATAAGGCACAAAATGGCAACGAGTATTTCAGAAATAAAAGGTACACAGGCTAAACCGTATCAGCCGTTAGCATGGTTATCAACCTTTTGCTTATTGGCTTCAGCAGGAACACTTTCTTTGTTTCCAAATGAAGTATATGCAATTTACGGTTTTATGGTTGCATCAACTCTTTGGACGATTGTAGGAATACTTTGGAAAGAAAAGAGTTTGATTTTTTTGAATGGTTCACTTACACTAATGTATGTTGTAGGTGTTGCTAAACACTTATATAGTTTTGTCGGCTAAAAAACGACTATTGGTATTTGCCAGCCTCAAATGGCATAGGAGAGAAAATGAGTTACGTAGACGCATACTTTGATCGAAACGCAGATATTATTCGCGTTGTCGAACGTAAAGACGGGAAGAGACAATATCATGATTATCCTGTCAAATACACTTTTTATTATGCAGACCCAAGAGGCAAATACAAAAGTATTAACGGTGAGCCTCTAAATAGAATTGTTTGTAAAAACACAAAAGACTTCCGCAAAGAATTAGCAATCAACAAAAATAAAGAACTGTTTGAAAGTGATGTAAATCCAATCTTTCAGTGTTTGAGTGAAAACTATCTTAATCACGATGCTCCGAAACTAAACATAGCATTCTTTGATATTGAAACAGACTTTGATCCAGATAGAGGATTTGCAGATCCAAGTGATCCGTTTATGCCTATTACTGCTATTACAGTTCACTTGCAATGGCTTGACAGTCTTGTTACACTTGCAATACCGCCTAAGACATTGACAATGGAAGAAGCACAAGAGCAAGTTAAAGAATTTCCTAATACACATTTGTTTGCAGACGAAGGCGATATGCTAAAAACGTTTCTTGATTTAATTCAAGATGCAGATATCATAAGTGGTTGGAACAGTGAAGGTTATGATATTCCTTACACGGTAAATCGTGTACAAAAAGTTTTAAGCAAAGACGATACAAGACGTTTTTGTTTGTTTGATCAGTTTCCTAAAAAACGTGAATATGAAAAATTTGGTAGAACACAAGAAACCTATGACCTAATAGGTAGAGTGCATTTAGATAGTTTAGAATTATATCGTAAATACACATATGAAGAAAGACACACATATCGACTTGATGCTATTGGTGAAATGGAAGTTGGCGAACGTAAAACAGTTTATGAAGGTACCCTCGATCAACTTTATAACAATGACTTCAGAAAGTTCATTGAGTACAACAGACAAGACGTTGCACTACTGGACAAGTTGGACAAAAAACTAAGATTTATTGATCTTAGTAATGAATTGGCTCATGCAAATACTGTTTTGCTACAGACCACAATGGGTGCTGTCGCAGTTACAGAACAAGCAATCATTAACGAATCACATCACAGAGGAATGCAAGTTCCTAACAGAATAAGACGAGAACCTGGTAGTGATCCGGCCGCTGGTGCGTATGTGGCATTTCCTAAAGTAGGAGTACATAAGTGGATTGGCTCAATGGACTTGAATTCACTGTATCCATCAGTGATTAGAGCATTGAACATGGCTCCAGAAACTATTATTGGACAACTGCGTCCTGAACTTACAAACAAATATGTTGGTGAACAAATGAACTTGAAAAAGAAATCATTTGCATCTGCTTGGGAAGGTAAGTTTGGTACAATTGAATTCGAAGCAGTAATGGACGAACGTAGAGATGTTAGTATTACTGTTGATTGGGAGAATGGACAATCTGATGTAATGAGTGGTGCACAAATTAGTAAAATTATCTTTGATAGTAACAATCCTTGGATGATAAGTGCTAATGGTACAATTTTTACATATGAGTTTGAAGGTATTATTCCTGGACTTCTTAAACGTTGGTACAGTGAACGTAAAGAAATGCAGGCTATGAAAAGAAAGGCTCTTGAAGCAAACAACAAAGCCGAGATAGAGTTTTGGGATAAAAGACAGTTAGTTAAAAAGATTAACTTGAACAGTTTGTATGGTGCTATCCTTAATCCAGGTTGTAGATTCTTTGACCCACGTATTGGACAATCAACTACACTTACTGGTAGGCAGATTGCAAAACACATGGCCGCTGAAGTAAACAAAGTTGTTACAGGCGAATACAACCATGTAGGTAAAAGTATTATTTACGGTGATACAGACTCTGTGTATTTTAGTGCATACCCATTACTAATGAAAGAAATTGAAGCAGGTAATCTTCCTTGGACTAAAGATAGTGTAATTGAATTGTATGATAAGATTTGCGAAGAAGCAAATAAATCATTTGGGAAGTTTATGGGTGACACTTTCCATTGTCCTAAAACAAGAGCAGAAGTAATTGCGGCAGGTAGAGAAATTGTTGCTGAAAGTGGATTGTACATCACAAAGAAAAGATATGCGGCTTTAGTGTATGATGAAGAAGGTACAAGAAAAGATGTTGAAGGCAAGCCAGGCAAAGTAAAAGCAATGGGTCTTGATCTTAAACGTTCTGATACGCCAGTGTTTATGCAGGACTTCTTAAGCGAATTGTTACTTAAGGTATTACAAGAAGCAAGTGAAGACGAAATTCTTGATCGTATTACAGAATTTAGAACAGAGTTTAAATCACGTCCTGGACATGAAAAAGGTTCACCTAAACGTGCAAATAAAATTGGACACTATCAACGTCTTGAACAAAAGCAAGGCAAAGCAAATATGCCTGGACACGTAAGAGCAAGTATCAACTGGAACACACTTAAAAAGATGAATGGTGATAGATACTCTCAAGAAATTGTTGATGGTATGAAAGTTATTGTTTGTAAACTTAAACAAAATCCAATGGGATATACAAGTGTTGCATATCCTGTAGATGAATTGCATTTGCCAGATTGGTTTAAAGAACTGCCATTCGATGGTGATGCAATGGAAGAAACAATTATTGACAATAAACTTGGCAACTTAATTGGTGTGCTTAATTATGATTTAGAAAGCACAAAAACAAAAAATACTTTTAATAACTTGTTTGACTTTGGAGAATAAATGGCTACACATGGAATGATAGATTTAGAAACACTTGGCGTAAATCCTGATAGTGTTATTATGACTTTAGGTGCAGTCAAGTTTGATCCTTTCAGTGATGTTGAACCTCATAGTCCTCTATACTTAAAAGGAGATGTAGAAGAACAAACAGAATCACTGAAACGTTCTGTTGATGAAAACACATTAGAATGGTGGGGCAAACAATCTAAAGAGATACAAGAAGAAGCATTCGGAGAAGATACTAAAAGAGTTAATTGTGATGAACTTACAAAACAACTTAACAAATGGTGTGTAGGTCTTGATTACATTTGGTGTCAAGGACCAACATTTGATTTTGTAATACTACAAGACTTTTATAAAAATGTTGGCAAACCTGTACCATGGAACTACTGGCAGATTAGAGATAGTAGAACACTGTTTAGCATGATGCCATATGATCCGCGAAAAGATATTCAGGAAGATTTACACAATGCACTTGCAGATTGTTTTTATCAAGCAAAGTGTGTGCAAAAAAGTTTTAAACATTTTGGAGTAAAAAAATGATCTTCCAAGCGAAAAACAGTTTCTTAAAGAACCATAATGGTGACAGCATTACTTTTAGAATAAACAAAGCAAGACAAACTGCGAAAATAAGATATTATTACAAATGGGGTAATACAAAAGAAAATATAACCTGTTCCATTGCAGATGCAGACGATCGATTTGATTCAGCCATCAAAGCAGGTTACGAGGTACAAGAATGAAAATACTTTTAACAGGCGGAGACGGTATGTTAGGTACAATACTTAGAAAGTATTGGAAAGGCATACACGAAGTAATTAATTTAGATAAAGTTTCAGGAAATGATTTATTAAACTGTGATCTTAACTATGATGTAGATGTAGTATTACATTTAGCGGCAAGTAGTGGTGTTAGAAAAAGTTTAGAAAATCCAAAAGAATATTTTGACAACAATGTAGTTGCGTCAGATAGACTATTCAAAGCATTTCCAAACACAAGAATTCTTTTTGCAAGTTCAAGCACTGCAAAAGAACCAGAACGTAATCCATATGCTATGTCCAAATACACAGTTGAGCAAATTGCTCCTGCACATAGTTTAGGATTAAGGTTTACAACGATAATTGGAGCAGAAGGCAGAGACTATATGTTTGTGCCAAAGTTGCTAAGAAATGACGTAACATTTATTAATGTAGATCACAAAAGAGATTTTATACACGTATCAGACGTGTGTAGAGCGATTACTATGTTATTGGATCATGAGATGACAGGAGTAATTGATGTTGGTACCGGTATATCAAGACCATTATCGGACTACATCGAAGCAAGAGGTTTAGAAAATATTGAACATCGTTATGGTGATAAGCACGAACGAAAAGACAATATAGCAGACATAACTCAATTAACATCAATTGGTTGGAAACCGCAAATTGATGCATTAGAATATGTACGCCAAGAAAAAAGTCTTGACAAACAGTAATTTTCTAAATATAATGTAATATAAGGAGAGACTAACCATGAAAGACATTTTACAAGACATTGTTGCCCACACACATTCGTTAGGGTTTTTAAACATTGTTAAAGTAACTAACGAAGCAGATACTACTATCGAATCAATGG